CTTACCGCATATGAGATGCTCGACTGGGATCTCTATGTAACCATCTCGGAACAACTGTGTAACGTTGATAGGCACTGTATTGAGGATGAGCTTGTTAGCTTCCCTCGACAGTTCTCATACTATACTGGCCTCTATGAGTATGCTCGACAGGATGTCGGGAAATGGGAGGCCAAGCTAGAAAAGTTCATGGCAGAGCTTAAGAACGAGGCTGCTGACCAACTCAAGTCCACTGGCACTCGCCCCACTGTTGATGCAGTTATGACGCGAGTAAACACCTCAGAGGAACTATATATGTTTAAGGAAGACCTTGAGGTCCGCAAGGGCCGACTCGGTCTTCTCAAGTCCCTTGTGTCTGGTATGCAGGCCAAGAAGGACATGCTAGTCCAGATCTCCGCTAACAGCCGAGCCGAGATTCAACTTGCTAAAGGCTGATAACTGACCTACTATACAAACTCAACCAACTACTAACTACTATGGCTATCGACCTTAACGCGCTTCGTCAGAAGCACCTCCAACTTACTAATCCTTAGGCCGCTTCTGGTGACAACCAGGACTTCCTTAACAAGTTCTACCGTGTTCAGGAGGGTGACGCTTATGTCCGCATCCTTCCTGCCCCTGAGGGCTCTGACAAGCCCTTCTACGCAGAGACCAAGATCCACCGCGTTCCTGGTCCTGACGGGACCGTCCACAACTACCACTGCCGCAAGGTTCATGGTGAGAAGTGCCCCCTCTGCGAGCTATACTATGCTCTGTGGAAGACTGGTTCCAAGGAGGACGAGGACCTTGCTCGCCAGATCAAGCCTCGCTCCCGTTACTACCTCAATGTGTTCGACCGTGAGACTGAGGAGGTCAAGATCTTCTCTATCGGCATGATCCTCTTCCAGAAGATCATGGAGACCATGCTCGATCCCGACTACGCTGATCTGTTCGAGAAGGCCGAGAACGGCATCATCGACACCAAGATTGGTCACGACTTCAAGGTTTCCATGTTCAAGGAAGGTCCTTGGCCCAAGTATGACCGCTCTATGTTCCGCCCCCGTGGTAGCGAACTCGGTAGCGCTCAGAAGGTCGATGAGGTGATGAACTCCCTCCACGATATTCACGGTCTTGTGAAAGTGGAGGAGTATGATACTCTTCTGGAGGCAGCACAAAACCTTCGTCCCGAGCTTGGTGTTGTGCGAGAGCGACCCGCCCCTTCTTCTGACGATGCTCAGAGCGGGTCCGATGATGATTTTACTAGGAGGCTTATGTCATGAAAAAACTTATCCTCGCTCTTGCATTCGCTGGTATGACCAGTTGCATTGCGGAGCAATCTTACCGTCTTGCAGATGCAGACTTCGTCCTTCCTGGGTTCGAGCAGATTCCATTCCCTGCTGAGAACCTTACCCAGCACCTTTCTCCTGCACAAGAAGTTGCCTTCCAGCAACAATACGGTGACGGTCCTTACGTTATCGTAGAGGAGCAAGCTCTGCCCGCAGGGGCACCTTCAATGCCCCTCACTATCGGGCAGGCTCAAGGAGGTGATACTGGCGGGGAGACTTCCTGGAATGTAGATGCGATTGGAGAAGCTGTGGTGGGTGGTCTAGGCACCCTATTCCCCAGCCTGCTTCCCTTCTCACCTGCGCTGCTTCTTCTGTTCCGACGCTCACGAAAGCATCTAGTGGCTGCTGCCAAGAAAGCACTGCCACGCCCTGGCGACCCTACAATTGATCTAGTTGGTGCTGCCGCTGATACTCTTCGTGCAATCGGATTGCTTCACTCCACTCCTGCTAGCGAGTTCGTCACTGAGAATGGTCTAGTAGTTTCGGATGAAGAAGAGGAGGCTGAACCAGAAGTTTCCTGACAAAGTGATTTGAGCCCACTTGGCCCCCACAGATTTCTAGGATCTGTGGGGGCTTTCTCATTATAAGCTCCTATTATAGTATGGACATGGACAAGATCAAGATCCTCGTAGTCCCCGCTAACGACGGAGGATGTGCTTATTATCGTGCTTGGGATCCGTTTAGGAAACTAGCTGCGCTACACTCTGATGAAGTAGAGGTTCGGTTCGAGAAGAACCCTCTACAGATTGAGCAGGACAAGGATGGAAAACTAGGACAATTCCCAGAAGACCCAGACTACAGCGAAACCTTTGAATGGGCTGACTGGGTGATGACTCAGAACCTTAGCAACTATGGGGGTCCTTACACTGCACGCATAGTAGGGGTTGCTAAGGAACATGGTTGTCTGGTTCATTACGACACTGATGATCTTCTCACTGATGTATACAAAGGTCACCGTCTACATGACGTATACAAGGACAAGCAATTAGGTGAGATTACTAAGTTCATTTACAACAATGCTGACCTTGTAACTGTAACGCAGAATAAGTTTGCTGACCGAATCGTAGAGTTTATGCGACCAGGGTCAGCGCTGTGCGTAATTAAGAACGCTATAGACTACAACCTTCCTTGCTGGAATGAGACTAGATTCCTGCCAAAGAACAATATGTGCCGTTTCGGATGGGCTGGTGGAATCCATCATGAGCAAGACGTTAGGCAGTTCGCAGGAGTTCCGCACTTAGTTAATCAGAAGGCAGGCATGAGTAAGTGCCAGTGGAACCTGTTTGGACGCCCTCCTGTCCCTGAGGACGGTAAGAGAGACTGGCAGCAGGATGTATGGGACAACTACGAGCGCATTATATTCCATGGAGCTAGAGGAAAGCATCGGGCAAACATGCACATTCATGCGGCAGCACCTCCTGACCGATATGGATCCTTCTACGCCAGGATGGATGTCGCTCTAGCTCCTCTTGAGTTCAATAACTTCAATGATTCCAAATCTGACATCAAAGTGGCCGAATGTGGTCGATACGCTGTGCCTCTTGTTGCTACTAACTGTGGTAGCTATTCTGACACTATTGTGGATGGGGTTACTGGTTATCTCATTGATCCCTCTAACCCTCGCTCAGATTGGGTTCGTGTTCTTACAAGGCTTGCAAAGGATCGTAAGCATCGTGAAGAGATGGGTCAGAACCTAAAGGCTATTACTGACGATATGTTCGACCTGAACAAGGTAGTAGGTGAGCGTCTTCGCGTATACCGTGAGATCATGGAGAAGAAGAATGAAGGTTAGTGTGATAACCACGACTTACAACGATGCACATATGATGGATCGTTGCCTCAGAAGCATCCGTGACCAGCGAGCGCCTTGGGATGAGATTGAGCATATCGTCTGGGATGATGGCTCCTCTGACCTATTCGACCTAAAGCAGATGCAAAAACTCTACCCACACGCCAAGTTCTATCTAGGCAATGGTAACGTTGGTCTGGGTGCTGCTCGTAACCTTGCCTGCAAAGAGGCTACAGGTGATGCTTTCCTCTTCCTTGATGCTGACGATTACTTTAGCCTAAACACTGTAAGCGATATGGTAAAGGCTAGTCGTAATGGTGAGCGTGGAGGACCCATCTACCCCAGTGTCCAGCACACGGGCAAGATGACCAATCTACGCAAGCCAGGGAAATGGAGCCCTGAGAGGGCTTGTAAGGAGCTATTCATCCCATCCTCCTCTATGGTTATGCGTAAGGACTTTGAGGCTGTAGGTGGGTTCACTGAGGGATTACCTCTGTTTGAGGACTTCGACCTATGGTATCGCCTTGCCAAGAATGGGACTGAGGGATACTATTGTAGTAGTGCTGTGCTATACTACAACATCCGTGAAGATAGTATGAGCGACCATTTCGATCTAAGTGGTATGTCCACAACTAAACAACAGATTTACCAGAGGATTGTGACGCAATGATTTATCTTGGAATGGGAACTGGGAGGTGTGGGACTATGTCCCTGATGAACATGCTTAAGAGTGTTCTTCCTGAGAGTTATCACGAACGATTTATCTACGGTGACCAGCCTTCTGGTCGCATGTTCTTCCCTCGCTCACACGCTCCTTCTGAGGATCAGGACGAGATGGGATACGCTATAGACGATGTTGTCAAGCGAAACGGTTACTTCGTTGATATTGGTCTGTATTACGCTGAGTATATGGACGATATACTTCAACATTATCCTGAGGCTAAGTGCGTCTACCTTGAGCGTGATAAGGAAGCTACGATCAAGTCTTACATGAAAAAGACTGAGGGCAAGGACCACTGGAGTATGAACCCTGATCGCACTAAGTATCGTGTAGATCTGTGGGATCTGTGCTATCCTAAGTTCACGCTTTCTACTAAAGAGCAGAATATTGGAGCTTACTGGGATTACTACCAAGGCACTTTTGAGAGGCTTTCTTACAAGTATCCTGACCGTATGATTCGTGTTCGCACTGAGGATCTTAACGACTACCAAACGTATGTTACTATCATGGGCTTCTATGGACTGCCTGTTGCAATTGCCGAAGAGGACTGGGACCCCTTCCACTCTAACGCATCATGAATGTCTACACATATTGGGAGAATACTCCTGGCAATACCATGCCTGTTTATATCCAGCGATGCTTGGATACTATAAGCAAGAGGTGTGATCATGTTCACTTGACACCTGATAACATTCATGAGTATGTCTCCGACCTGCATCCTAAAGTGGATGATTTTCGTGTCATGGCTCACAAGGCAGACTATCTACGCACCTGTATTCTAGAACAGAATGGTGGACTTTGGCTAGATTGTGATATGATCATGACAGAGGAGCCCCAGCAAGCCTTGGACGCCTTGAAGGACCATGACTATGTCTGCGCTCTAAACTACATGGGACAGCCTGCCATTAGCTACATCGGTAGCCAGAGG